ATTATTTCCACTACCACTCATATCAGTCCAAGTAGTTGCACTACTCGAAGTATAACTCTTGGTATTTGCTGCATCTAAACACAATACAAGATTGTCAATAACTATTCGAGGGTTATATTCTGTTGCCATTATAATCCATATCTCCCTTTAAGTGCATTATGGTTTTGTTTTACTTCTGCTGCTGTTAGTGCTCTATTGTATATCATATAAAATCCTATTAAACCAGGATACCAATATGGATTTCCTCCTTCTGCAAATCTACCCATCTTAAAAGCCCGATTTAAATCACTATCTATTGTAATAGAGGTAGAAGAAGCAAATTGAGTAGTATTATTGTACAATGAAGCTGTATTATTCCCTTTATCATAATTAAACGTAACTGATTGCCATACACCATTAGTAATAGTATTTGTACCACTATTAATATTAGTTCCTGAAGAACCATTTCCATACTCTAGGTACATTTTATTATCAGATGTATTCCACGCATTTAAAAAACAAGTAATACCATCACCAGATCCACCAGGAGCAGTATTTCCAAATAATGTTCTTATAGTACCATAACTTGTTGGATTGATAAAAGCAAATAAAGAAAATGCCGTTCCAAAATCATATTGATCAAATTGTATATAATCATTTGATCCATCAAAAGAAAAATGCTTAGGGCTGCTACTTACATATGTTGCTCCTTCAATTGTACCATCATTATCACCCATCATATCATTCCAAGTTCCAGTACCAGGATAACTCTTGGTATTTCCTGCATCTAAACACAATACAAGATTGTCAGTAACTATTTTTGGTGAATGTACAAGTGCCATAATATTATTCTAATTTAGAAAGTCTTTGATTTAGATTATCTATCTGAGTTTGCTGCTCCTTGACTGCCTCAATTAATAATCCAATCAATCCATTATAATTAACCGTCTTAGGATCATCACCACGAACCAATTCTGGTAATATATCTTCTAATTGATCAGCAATAACACCAAGTGCTGGTATATTATTTTCCTTCCAATTAAATGATACACCCTCAATCTGTATAACCTTGGCAAGTGGAGCTCCAATAGGTTTAATATTAGTTTTAAGTCTAATATCAGATGTGGCATCAAAATCAGTGGCAGTTGCAACACCAGTAATTTTTATATCTCCTACAACATGAAGTTTTGATGTTGGATTTGTGATTCCTAATCCAATATTTTCACTAGCACTATAAGGTGCTAATTGAATTGTACCATCAGCATCAACATCTATGGATGGTATGCCAGTAATATCATTAACAGAGAATATAGAACCTGATGAGAGACTATTGGTTACAGAGAATAATCTTCCTTCTGAACCCTGAACCACTACCGCAGTGGATGCAGTACCAACATCAACCGTAAGAGTTGCATCAGATACTGCAGTAGTTCCAATACCAATATTATCACCAATAGTAGCAGGATGGATACCACCAGAAACAGTTGTCCATTTACTGCTACCACCACCTCCACCAGCAGTTGCCCAAGTATTATCTCCTCTTAAGAATACAGTATTATCAGCCGTTCCAGAACCAAGTCTTGCTGTTGGAACAGTACCTGATGCTAAGTTAGTTGCATTAAGTGATGTAAGGTTAACACCAGAACCCTTAAATGTAGTGGCAGTAACAGCACCAGAAACCCATACGTCGGTAGCAGTAGCAAATCCAACTGTGGTGATACCAGTTACATTAATACCAGTATCATTAACCTCTAATTTTGTAGTACCCGACGTATCTTTAAATTCTAAATTTCCATTATTACGCAGTATAACTCTATTATTACTGGTGCTGTCACTTAGGTATAGAGTTGAACCAATTGTGACTGCATTAACTCCTGCTGTATGGCCAATTATAAAATCATTATCTTCACCAAAATATAAAAATTTGTCATCTCCAAAATAAGCATGATTCTGGAAAGTAGAAAGACCAGATACCCGTAAAGTATCAGTCTCAACATGTCCCGTTACATCAATACCATGAGTTGTGGTTTTTATCTTCTCACTTCCATAATTATAAAGAATCGCTTCACCAGTTGAACCGTCTGCCTTAAAATAATTTGTTGTACCACCACTACCATTATCACTACTAATATCTACATCAAGATCATTAGCATAGTTTGTTATTTGTATATTACCAGTCGTCTCCTGTATTTGAAGATTAGCTCCAGTATGTTTAATTTTGCCATCATCATCAGTACCAAATAATACCGATATATTATCAGGTACATTAATATCACTAGAGAATGTAGATACACCAGTTACATTAAAGTTTCTACCAACTCTTACATCTTCTTGAGCAGTTATAATACCAACCGAGTCTATATTCGTTACATCTTCATATGTTAGTGTTCCACCTATTGATACATCACCAGTTACACTTAAAGAATTAAGAGTTCCAAGTGATGTAATGTTAGTTTGTGCAGCAGTTTGAATAGTACCTTCTAAGTTCCCTTTAAAAGTGGTAGCAGTTAAAATACCCGATACAGTTACACCATCTTGATTTACGGTTAGTATTCCAACAGGAGTACTAGTACCATCTCCAGCGTACAACTTAGTTATACCCTCCTTACCTGGTATTAACTCAATTTCATTAATCTTATTTGTATTAGCTTGACCTATTGTAATTACATCAGCCTGTTTTTCTAGAAGTCTTATTAACCAACCTCCAGAAGATTCATGGGTGTAAATAGCTTGACCCTCATCTATAACTAATGCTGCATCTGTTTCATCATCACTACCACCATGAATTGGTCCAAAATTACCACCCGTTACATGGATAGTAGAAACCGTAACAATACCAGCACTAGCAGTGATAGCAGTTCCTACTTTAAGAGTATCAGTTACTAATGTAGTGGCACTAACAATACCAGCATTACCATAAACACTTACACCAGTTCCAACTTGCAAATCTGCTAAAGGATTTGTGGTTCCAATACCAACATATGATGAGGTATTAATACCAGCATCAGTTTGGGCCCAAAGTCCAGCGGCTCCTCCACTAGAGTTAATAGTAACTTGTCCAGTAGCACCAGATATTGTTATATTCGAACCAGCAACAATAGAAGTTACAATTCCTGTTAGATTTATACCAGAACCATAAAATGATGTAGCAGTTATTATTCCAGTAGTATTGATATTAACTGTAGTTCCTATACCTACAGGAGCTTCCTTTCCATCTTTATCAGCAAATTCTATATTACCCGTTGATTCCGATTTCTTAATAGTAATAGCTGTAGTACCACTACCAATCTGTATTTCATCCAAACCTGTTAGTTTTTTGGCACTTGGATCAAGAGTAATTGATGCTTCACCAACAGTTAAAATACCAGTGATTCTAGCATCTCCTTGAACATATAAAGAATAACCATCTTTAGCTGTAGTTCCTATTCCTACACTCTTTGTAGTACTAATACCAACATCATCAATAGCCCAAGTTCCACCTACACCTGTGGATCCTCCACCACCACTAGCAGTAACAACACCATCACCATCTATTGATAATCCACTACCAATCTTAATACCACCAAGAGTTCCAGCAGCTGCAGTAGGCAATTCATATCCACCACCAGAAGTTGTTGCAAATACAAAATTCTTTCCTGCTGGTTGTGATGTATCTACTTTAAGAAACTTTCCATTATAATCACTTAAATTAGTAGCAATACCAACAATATCATCAAGGTATTGTAATTGTGTTTCACCACCTCCACCAAGAGTTGATAACTGTTGTTGAATACGATTGATGAATACTCTATAATGTTCTTGTAATTGATCAAGAGTAACAAAATTTTTATTGAGTGGAGTTAATGTATCAGAATTATTAGTTTCTGGTGTTATATTAAGAATACCTTCACTTAAAATATCTTTTTCACTAAACTTTTCAAAAACTTCTTCAAGATATTTAATTTTATCAGTAAGTTTAGAATTCTGTCTTTCTAATTCATCTAAATTAAGTCTTTTAAGTGTAGAACGAACTTCTCCTTGAATTTTTTCAATATAATTATTATTTTCTTTTAGATGAGATTCATTTCTAATTATTTCTATTTCTAATCCAGAAACTTTTTTAGTTACTTCATTTTTATAATTCTCACTAGTTTCTAAATCTTCAATAATATTTTTCTTAAGATTTTTTACTTCCTTAATTTTTTTCTGTAAATTCTTAAATAAACTGTCCTTATTATCTCTAACACCATCAATTTCAATTTCTATCTTAGAAATTGTCTCATCTAAAGTATCTTTAAATTCATTTAAGTTATTTTCAGATTTTAATTTATTATCAACAATAAATTCTCTATATTCAGCAATAGATTCTGTTTTTAAAGTTTTTATCTCCTTTTCTAAATCTTTATTTTTATTTTCAACTACAAGATTTATCTTCTCATCAAGAGTAGATAAAGTTTCTTCTTTTAATTGAGATACCGATTCCTTTTTAAAATCTTCTACAGAATCTTCAATTCCCTCAATAATATTGTTAATTTTTTCTTTAAATTCTTTAAGATGATTTGATGATCTTAATTCAGATTCTACAACTACTGATTTATATTTTGGAACTTCTATTTCAACAAACTCATTTATTTGTTCTGTTAACCCAGAAACATCACCCTGAATTTGTAATAAATCCTTTTTATTAATACTTTTTACATCATCCTTTAATTTATTAATACTTTCTTCAAGTAAGAAAGTATAAGCCATCATTGAATTATCAAGATCTTCTTTTTTAATAAAATCTTGTATTTCTGATTTAATATCTTCTACACAATTTATAGTATCTGCTAAATTATCTAATTTGGATAAATTATTTTTATAGGCATCAAAAGCCTCAGAAAAAGACTGTAATTCTGGTCTTTTTACTAATTCATGAATAGTATCGTCTGATTTATTATCCTCACGAAAAAAATCTGAGGGTTTCTTTAGTGCCATTATTTAATTGTTTTTATTATCAGTCTGTGTATTATTATTTAGAAACCCTTTTTTAAGTAGTTTTGAAAGTTCTGAAGTTGAACCAACAAATAGTGAATTATTAGTAACGGTATTTGGTTGTTTATTCATTTCCTCATCAACCTCCTTAACTTTCTTTTGCAATTCCATTAACTTATCAGTTGTATCAGCAACAGACTTAATAATCTGTCCTGCAACTTCATATGCTCTTGGACTTGCACTTTCACCCGCCAATTCCATTATACCATTAAGAGACTCTTGCCCCTTTTCAATTAAAGAATATAAGTTAGCACGAGTATAATCATAATCATGCTTAATATCATCACTTACATTTTTTAATTGATCTTTTCGTTTTACACAACCATTTTCTGGTATAGTACTCACTTCTATACTGGTAGTATTGAGTGCTTCATCAATAGAATCATAACTAGACATGATTTAAATATCCTTTCCTTGTGTTGGACTATAAGTCTTACTATCACTAAAATCAGTCCAAGTTTCACTAAATCCAAAGTCGTCAGCAGGTCCAGCATCAGCAGGAACTGGTGTTGCAGTATATCTCATTTCCCTCTTAGCAGTCTTAGTATCCGTACTTGTATATAAATCAGTCTGTACTTTTCTAATAAGTCCATCTGTAGTATCTGCAATAGGGCCGAATAGATATGTTTTTGCAGTAAAATTAAATGTATATATTAGTGCTCTTCTAGTAGAAAAATCACCCTCATAATCATCTTGAAATGATATATTATCCAATACAAGTGCTATATCTCTTTTTTCCCCAATAGAACTAACTAAATCTACTGTTAAATTGAATGAAGGTTGAAAATATGGTAAAATCTGCTCTACAATTTGTAGTGCATCATCATTTAATTTTGTAAAAACATTTAACTCAAATCCAACATTATATGGAACAGGCATATAAACCTTTTTTAAATTAGTTCCATCAGATGTCTTAAATGTCTGAGTAACACCTGCTTTTCTAGTTGAATCATAAGTAACATTATTCATCTCAAACGACATTCTAGGTAACGTAGTTTGAACTGGTTTATTTAAATCTGCCTGTTGTTCAAGTCTTGCAAGAAATTTTTGTGCAGGTCCGTATGATAATGGAATTTTAATTTCACTATAATTACCACCAGAAGAATCTTTATGACGAATATTTATATCATTAAAAACAGTACCAAAAGCAATAATGGTTTTTCTAATAATTTCGTGGTAATAATAAGTTCCTAACATTATACTTGTCCGAATGGATTTGATTCAGTGAAGTCCAAAATATCATCTGCTTCACTTTCGATTGTTTCGCTCTGGTCGTATTTATCCTCAAATTCAGCTGACTCAACATAATCAACTGTATATTGTGCTGTAGAAGTAGATCCAATTGCAACATCTCCTGCAACAAATGTACCACTAGTTGTTCCTAATTTAAGAATATTGGTATCTTCATCCCAACTCTTCACTCTACCCTTAGCACCAGAAATAGATCCAACAACAAGTTCATTAAATTTATATGTACCAGTACCAATAATTAATGGAGGAGATGCAACTGTTGCGATTCCTGTTCCTGCAGTATATCCAATACCAGCATCAGAAAGAAGTATTTGAGTAACAGTATTTGCAATACTTACAACAGATCTACCAACAGCAGTTCCAATACCAGAAGTTGGTGTATTGAAATAAACTATAGGTTCGGTTGGATATCCACTACCAGAATTAGTAATTGATATTGTACCAATACCACTATCAGTAGTTACTAAAGTTGCAGTAGCAGCTGCACCAACACCATGAGTCTCTGTAATACCATTAGTTTGAGTAGATGTAGCACTAACAATAGTAACAGTGGGAATTTCAGTATAACCTGCTCCTGGATTTGTTAATAATATTTCCTTTATGTAGGAATCAGGTGCGTCAGAGTTATCGGAATTAGATGGTGACGTTGTTATTGCAACAGCAGTAGCATCTATACCACCTGGAGGTGCTGTACTAATTGAAACAGTTGGAGTTATTGAATAACCATAACCATCATGATTTAATATAATATTTCTAATATATCCTGATGTAGTAGTTATTCCTAAAGTTGCAGTAGAACCTATAGAAATTAATTGCAAAGATGTCATATATCCTTGATCAACTAATACATCATCAATTTCCTCACTAGTCGTACTGAGTTGATCCCATCCACCCATCTCATCTTCAAGTTCAAATAATTCACATTGTAGTTCATAAACATAATTTTTACCTAATTGATAAAAAGGTTTTTCATGCTCTACAAACTTAACCTCAAAAATTCTTTTACCTAATGGAAAATATATTAAATCTCCTTCACGAGGTCTTGTAGTAACTTCTACTTCACTAGCAGGTAATGTTGATAAAAATGGTGCAATAAAATCTTCAAACCTTTCTTTTGATATTGTTATTATTAATTCATCCTTTAAACTCATTCCAAATTTAGTCATTATATCACCAGCACCCGTATACCCTTCATAGGTATTCACATATGCTTCTATAGCAAAATTATCATTAAAAGTGGATGACTCAAGTTCTCTGAAGAGTGTATCCTTCCTAACTATCTTTCGTGGTAAATAAGTTACTTCAACACCAAAAATTTTTAATTGTTCATTAATTAAATCCTGAACAAGTCGTTGTTCACTCTGAGATCCTTGTAAAAAATAAGAATTAAGAGCCATAATACTATCCTATCATATCTAAAGGTGGTACTTCATATTCAGAAGACATTTTTTCCCTGATACTTTCAAGTTCTCTTTCAGCATCTTCATACATTTCTCTTCCATTCAATTCAACTCCACCAGGAAGTTTAACACCTCTAAATTTAATTAAATTTTGACCCCATTGACGTTTAATTAATTGTGTTAAGTATTTTTTTAAAAAACTATCATTATATACACCACTAAATTGATTAGGATCCAATGCCCTATAACAATCAATAACTAACCAATTATCTGCAGTTTCAGAACCCCAATCAATATCCAAATATAATCTATCTTGTCTTTTATTAAATCTTATCTGCTTATCTGTAGATAATAAAAAATCAATATCTTCTAGGTATGTTTTTACCATAGAATATTGAAGTAAATTGATTGAATTAAATTGATATAAATCATTTAAAAATAATTGATATTTAATACTAAACATACCAGATGATATGGTACTACTATCAAATTTAAATACCTTTTCAATTCCTATTACAGCATCAGGAACTTGAATAAAATTTGAATTTTCATACCAATTGGAAGTAATAGTTCCATATCCTGATATATTAGTTGATGTTGCATTTGTAGTTGCAATACCAACTCCAGATGTTCCTGATGCTTTTCCTCTATCTATATCATCTTGCGATAATTTATATTTTAAAAACATTCTTTCAACACCATCAAAATGACGCTCATTGAAGAGTTGAAGAGCATCATCCACTGCGTCATCTATTTGATCATCATCAACGTTAACCTCCAACACAGGAGCACCTAGCTGCCTTAGACAGTAATCTATCAATCCTTGTCTAGTACTTGGTTTAGCCATCAGAATGAACCTCCATCTATTAATCCAGCAGCTAGGGTTCCTTCAATAAATACATTATCCTGATATGTAGCAATTCCACTAACATTTAAAGTAGTAACAGAACCAATTCCACCAATAACATTAAAACTTGTTTCTATAATATTAGATGGACCAACATTACTGGCAATAACCTTTACGGCATTTTGTTGTCCAACCCTAACTTTGATATCTGCCATTATCTAGTTACTCCTTCTCTAACAAGAACATTACCTTCAACCACAGTTGTTTTAACTCCTCCTGTTGAAGTGATTACAACATCATAAACATGTCTACCAGGTGTTAATAATGCAGTTTCAGTATCCGTTAAGTCTAATTTAATTATCCCTGCAGGATCAGCAATCACAGCAGCAAAATCCGTCTTAGATGAACTACTAGCATGTTTTCTTATCTGAGCACTTACTGAATAACCCGTCAAATTCATTACTGAAAAAGTATCAGCTGATTCTAATGTAAATGTTTGTGAAAAAGTAGTTCCCGTATTAATTACAAGATTACTAACATATACGGCCATCTATTTTGATATAAAATCCCTACTTGTTATTTATATTGTATTTCAATCCGTACTTTTTTCTAATACTTTTTTAAGAAGTGCTTTTAACTCATCAATCTCAGATTTCATCCGTTTCAACTCATTTTTTTCATTTTTAATAGAAGAAATGCTCTTCAATCTATTAGAATATTCAACATTATCAGAATTTATAATAGCACCAGATTTTTCATCTCGATATAAATGAGAATATCCATCTACTTTTATCATTTTAATGCAATAGTACGAATATCTTTAATTCTCACTGGATATGCTTGATTAGTTCCAGACATTACAATTTTAATTTGATAACCAACAAATTCTCCTATATTATCCACAGTAAATTGATAATCTAAGAACTGATTGTCCAAACTAGCAGGAACAAAAGCATCTGGTTTACCATCATTATTAGTAACATCTATCACATCATCACCAAAACCATCTCCAGTTGTATCATTAAGATTATCATAACCAGGGAATAATTCAAACTCTTGTGGGATTTCATCCGAATCTGGCCTCTTTATAGAATAAAGAACTCTAAAATCTGATGATGCATCCCTATATGCGGATAATAATACTTTTAAACCATCTGCAGGTTTATTTAATGTTACTGGAGGTGAAATATAGATAGAACTATGTGGATCAACAGCATTTCTAGAATTTACTCTATTATCTGTAATATAATTAGATACTGGATTATTTAATCTATTACTTCTGAATTCAGTACTAGAACTGTCAAGGTAGATTAATGGAGATACACTTTCATTAGTTGTTGTTAATAATATTCCTGTAGTAAGAGACTTATTTCTTCCAATATTATTCAAATACTCAATTTCATTAACTTTAGAACATATAAGTCTTACGCTATTTAATTTATTTGGTTGATTTAACTGAACAGGTTCAAATCCTTGATCTACAAATGAAATTTCATTACCACCAACACTAGTACCACTGACAGTTCTAATAGATGCTGATGCAGAAGTTACATCCGATGGTGTAAATATATCATAAATCGGTGCTATTGTATCATATAGTATATTTCTAGTTGCGGTTGCCTTTGAACCTCCAACAGAAGATTCGCTAATATTGAAAGATAACTCTGGTTGTGTTCCAGTAGAACTTCTATCTTTAATAATAGTTCCTGTAGCTCCTTTATCAATTTCAATACCATAACTATCCAAATCTATACCATTCGTTGATATAGTATGTGTCTTATTAATTCTTAATAAAGAAACTCCATTAAGTTCATATTTTTCTACAGTAGCAGTAGCACTATGTAATTTATTAGTATTAATTTCGGATGTACTATTTACACCTCTTCCAAGATTAAATAATATATTCCCATCCTTAACTTCCTTATAACTAATAATTTCATTTTCAATTAGTACATATCCTGGATTAGTGGCACTAACAGGAAGTCCTTCAAAAGTAGAGAAATTTTCACCTGAGTCAACCGTAAGAGATGAGGCCTCATCCGCATCTAAAGCATTTGAAAGTTTAGTTGTATCTACATCACTCGCAACACCCTTAATAATTACTTTATTATTAGATGCATACATTCCATGATCTAACTCATCATTTATTTTAAAATATTCTCCAGAATTAACTCCACCATCAGGAACTAAATCAGTAGTTAAATTTATACTAGTAGAAGTGGGTGTTGTTGCACCATCTGCAATAAATTTAAGAATTTCACCTGATTTAAATCCATTAGAACCTGCACTTCCATGTATATCATCCAAATATAATGTATCAACGCCTTCAACATTACCTATTGAAAATTCAGCACCTCTACCAACATCTCCATCAGTATCAGCAGTAATGATACCAACCCTGTCTCCCATAGTATATCCATGTCCTACATTGGTACCACTTACATCTACTCCAGTAATTAATCCTTCAGAATTTGAACTAATATTTAATTTCAAATCTCTACCCTGCCCAACAATATTATAAACACCAACAGGTCCATAACTTGACATATTTGCTTTATAATTAAATCCACTTGATGCAATACTTACATTTCCACTTATTACAGAAGAACCAGTACCAACAATAACACCTGTTACATCATCATTACCATGTCCTATAACAGTTCTTCCTCTAGAATATGAGGAAATTCCAGTATTATCATAAACAGTATTAATTCCAATATAACCTTTCTTAGAAAATGTAATAATAGGATTAGTATTAAGTTCAGTTACATATCCATTACTTTTATCTAATGTAGGATTAGCAAAGAAAGCTGTTCCTGGAGTAGTTGAAAATTTAGCTTTATATAATCTAAATTTTAGATCTTCCGCTTGACTTTCAGTCCAAGTAGAACCATTTTGAGATTTAAATAAACTACCTAAAGCCCATTGCTGACTATATAAAACCTGTTGATCCCTGGGAAGTTCTTGTGTTGCAATTGTTGGCATCTTATATTCTGCTATAAAAACTTCATACTCAATGCTTGATGGAGCAAGAAGAACAATTGCATACTCTTTTCCAGGTGATAAGTATATTGGTTCTGGAAATTCAAAATTAGTTGCAACGTCAGCTGTAATAGAAGTTGTAATTTCTTCAGGGGTTTTAGTTGAGGATTTTCCAATACGAAGTGTAGTAGGCCTTCCTAACTCCACAGTACGAATTTCACATCTTACTGGAGCATTTTTATTAGATTTAAGTGCAAAAAATACATCTACTGAAGTAATAAAAACACCATGATCATCCGCATCCAATTCAAAATTTGGATCTGGAGCCTCTACAAGACCACCAACACTAAAGGTTTGTGCTAAAGGATCAACACCAAATACACAACCTTTATTACCTTTTGTTGTATTTGTTGTTGTATTGGTTGTTTGTAGTTGCCATTCTTCCCATGTACCAACTGATTCATATGGAGTTGATGCTGAAGAAATTGATTCTGAATTTTTTACATTAGGTGAATTAATAGGGCTGCTTGATAATTTATAATTTTTCTTACCAGTCTCTATTCTAATACTTGGTGGTGGAGTAGTTAATGGATCTTTTAAGAAAAAGCATCCTTGCAAATTACCATTAATATCAGTAATTAATCTTAAATCTTTTACATAAGCAACTGCTCCCGATTCATGTCCAATTAATTTTGTACCTTTTTCAACATATCCACTATATAAACCCTGTTCTTCACTTGCCAATGAACAAGTATCAATATTTAATACTTTAGAAGAAGTTGTATAGTTAGCCTGTAAAGTTTCTTCAGGAAAATATGGATTATTTGAATAAGTTCTGGAAGGATTATTATAATCTCCTTGTTTATGATCTGATTTAGCTAATCTAAAACTAATAATCTCTACACCATTTATATCATCACTATAACCAGTAACAGTTTCACCCGTCTTAAATTCATTTAATGATGAATCTGAACCATAATTTGATAAAGAAATATCAGGAGATATTTCTAATAATTTTGGAATATAATGTACATCATCATTACCATCAAGGAATTGATAATGCAATTCATTAGCTCTTAAACCTTCAGCATTAAATCGCACATTCCTGGATCTCATCCATTCCTCAGCTCCACTATTAACAACTACATCCTCACTAACACTACTAAATTTCTTTTTCTTTTTCTTATTACTACCCCAACCAAAACCACTCTTTTTCTTTTTATTAACTGTTTTATTAATTTCTATATCTTCTAATCTAATTGTTCTTACCCAAGTATCACTATCTGGAGTTAAAACAACATCTCCCACATATTCTGCAACATTAAATGGATTAATATTTTGTTGTTTTGTTGCATAAGTTTGCTCAATCCAAGGAACTGGATCATACTTCAACGTAACCACATTACCTGTCTTTTTGACATTATTATCCAATAAATCATAATTTGAATCTAAATTTAATTTACTATCAACTATTTCTGCATCTGGCAAAAGTTGATTTGTTATACTATTTCTAGAAACAATAGGTCTTATTTCATGAATATCTGTATCAACTGCTATTGATGATGAACCATCTATCAATTCATCTGTATTAAAATTGTCAACAAAAAAACCACTTTTAAATCTATTTCTACCATTTGCATCCTGAATTGTTAAAGATTGAGTATTTGTTTCTAATAAAGATAAGGTAGTTACTCTTTCTAATTCATCAAGTCTATCTTCAAGTACTCCAATATCTCTCATAGTATATCTTCTATTATCAACTAAAAGAAGTTCAGCATCTCTAGGATCATAAAGATAAGGTGGCAAAATAATATTTGCTAATTTCATAAGATTATTAGCACTTACCGGTTCTAATGGTGTACGAGATGATTGTCCTTTCTCTACTGATACAATACCATACTGACTCAAATAAACAGAATCTATTCTTCCTAGATAATACTCATATCCTAAATTTGTTGATTCATTAGGAGCTAATAAGTATTTGGGAGAATTCTCAAAATTTCTTTCAGCAAAATCGAATGGAGATCTACTTGCTGAATTAAAATCAGATACTCTAGGTCTAAAATCAAGAGTATCTGTTGCTCTTATTTCAGAATCACCAATTAGAGGTATATCTTTATTATATCTTTCTTTATCATAACTTAATACCGTAAACGCATCTCCTGTATCATCAGAAGGTACTGTATACTTATCAAATATTACCATCAACTGTTTAGAAGGTATTGATAAATTATTTTTTCTAACTAATCTAGAATAATCATAATATTCATCTCTTTGTCCTCCATCTAAGGTATAGAATCTTGAAATATCGTTATAATTACCAATTTGTATACTTTCAATACTACTAACTATTTGTGATTCTTCAAATAAAACATTTTCAGAAGTAATTAATTTTTTATCATTTAAATATACAATTCCTAAAGAATTAGCACCTCCAGATGAAGGAGATGAACCATTATTTGTAATTATTCTTGCAATGGCATTAGAACTTTCACCTCTAATAGTTTCACCTATAATAGCATTAGTTCCTACACTAGCAGTTGAAGTAAATGTAATAGTATCTAATGTTGGTGCAGAAGAATTTTTTGATTCATAAACTGCTAAAACTTTAACTACATCAGGAACATTTAATGAAATATGTTCATCTTGAACTCTTAATCCATATGCCATATTATTATACGTTAATCCATCTTGTAATGAATTTCCAGAAGTAGTTCCAGATTCTGGATTTCGAGATCTAGTTATATTAAGTATTTGACTTTTCTCGTAATTTTTTCTTTTACTTTGAATACCTTGTTTAGTTGCTGTTATATTAATAGCAGAATTGGCACCATTAGTTAATCCTGTAAAAGTTATTGTAGAATTACCACTACTTCTAACCATACTATCATAAGTTACGTTACCAATTCCAGTAGTTGCCCCATAAAAAATTGAATATCTTCCAGATTGATATGCCTCAAAAAATGCACTAGAAATACCAACATCATTCCCATCTTTAATATCAGAAAGACTAACACTAACGTTATTGCTACCAATAGTTTTACCTGTTATTTGAGTTGTTATTGGAAGTATTGAATTTGAAAGATCAACAGAAGAAATATTAGGATCTGGTAATTTTACATATAATCCATCTCTTTTTGTTATTGTGGGAATTCCCATTTCAATATTATAGGTACCATCTCCTCCAATTGCTGCCTGATATACACCACTAACATCACCAACATGAGCAGCAATATATAATGTTTGAGCATCAGAACTAATAGCAATTACTTTATTAAAAGTTTCATCCCCACTACCAGTTTGATATCTAATAATAGTACCAACTGGTACTTTACCAAATGCTCTTCCTGGACTTACCAATGTCCCTGCAGATTGATTAATCGTTCCTGTAGTTATCCTATTTGGTAATGGAAATGGTTCTAAGAAGGAATCTGCTTTAAAATCTTGTGCATGATCTGATGAAGAACTAGCAGATTGTTTTATTGATCTAACATCTCTAGCACCATATGCAACAATTGCTGTAATAGTTCTTTTACCAAATGAAGGATTCTTAGCACCATTAAAAGATACCTCTTCTCCTCTCATGAAAGAACCTGATGTCTGTCTTAATGTAATATTAGTTGAAGAACGAGATACGATATATCCAGTAGCACCACTACGCAATCCCTTTACATATGTTGTATTGGGTACGTCTGCAACAGCTACTGCTTGTGTTAAAGTTAAGACTGTATAAGTTTGTATATCATAAAGATGTACATTCCATTTTGAAGATGCTAAAACCTCAGAAGCACCTGTTAAATGTATTGAATATAATCTTGCATCTCCTATTTGTGTTCCAGTAGAACCTAATGAATCATATAATTCAATCGTATTTCTTAATTGAGGTTGTCCACTAACATTATTAACCTTTAAAATATTACCCATAGTAAAATCAATGTTTGTTACAGGTATTTTTCCAATATCTCTAGGTTTTTCAACATCTATGACATTATTCATATTATCATGAATTGAAACATCATAACCATTTACATAAGCTTTACCAGGTGAAACTGTTACACACATCAAATCATCTGAAGGAGTATTTCCCTGATGTGTATTTTGATTACTATAATATATTCCATTACTATCTAATCTATCATTTAATGAATTATTAACAGTTACATCAAATTCAGTAACTGCATAATCTCCAGATTCGTCTTGAGTTCTACCAGCTATCCAATTTCTATCTATCTTTTCAAATGTAGGATTTATAAATTTTTTAACTTCTCCATTAACTATTCTCATTATCTCCACAAAATCTGTATCATTCGTGTCTGATAATATTTTTTTTGTAAGAGTTAATCCAATCTTAAGTCTATCAGCACCAGGAGCAGCATAATTTGAAAATCCCTTAGCATTATCATATAATGTACCATCATCCTTTGCACGAATAACAGATTCATCAATTTTTAATCCTACCCTATAAGATGGAGTATTGGTATAATGATCTAAAATTATTGTCTGTTTATCAACATTAACAAAATTTCCTCTAATATAATAAACACCATCATCAACAGAAGCAGATGAACCTATTGCAGTAGCATTTGAAGATATAAGAGTTGCAAAAATAGATCCAGTAGATATTGTTGTAGTTCCATAAATTATATTTTCATCAGATAATAAAGATTCTCCATCTAGAAAAGTAACCCTAGTAAAATCTACAGTACTAGCAGCAATATATTTAACATATATGGTTATATCTTCAACCTTATTCCCATCAGGTAGAGCAACAGATTCTACAGTTGCAGTTATACCAGAAGTTTGTCCCTTTATAGTTTTTCCAATAAGTTGAGTAACATATAAAGAAATATCAACACCAAATTGAGAAGAATTAAGTCTTACTGAATTATATTTGCCTTGATAACTAGGAGCTCCATTATCAACAACAGAACCCTCTTTTAGACCTGAACCACCACCAAAAGTTTCTACTTGATTTTGTAGAATAGACTGTAAAGTAGTTAATTCTCTGGCCTGAACTGGAAATCCTGGTTTAAAAAGAACTTTATGAAAATTCTTAGATTTATCAAAATCGTCATAATAAGGACTGATATTTAAATTCTTTTTCTGTGCCATGTGTCTTTAAAATTCCAGAATAATTTTAACGTCTTCTTTTTGTTTACTGTCTCGTGTCACTATTTTTCGATTATCGATATAAATTATGTCACCAGTATTTCTATTTATCTCTGGATTTGCAAGACCATTTGTAAAATTGACTCCCAAATCTATTTGTTTTGATGCAATTGTTGTTGTAATTCCACTAAAATTAGAATCGACAGGTTCTTCAACTCCAGCACTATATGAAAATACAATTTTTTGACTACTAGATTCAAAAGGTAATACATTACCAACAGTACTCAATCCAACATAATCTGTATGGGTTCCATCAGAATTAAAATATAAACTTCTATCTTGATAATATTTTAACACTTTAGTTTCATCATCATACGATGACACATATCCTTTTGCAACTCCAAACTCTTGTGATTGTGATATAGTAGAACCTATAGATGGTAATGAAGTAAAAGTAGGTGCAAATTTAATTGAATATACTGAAGAATATTGACTTCCTGTAAAAAGTGTATTTAAATCAGAAAATGTAGATGGATTTTTTATAATACCAACTTGAGAAAATTTTGTATTTGTTGGAAAATCTTTAGTAGAATCATCAAATCTTGCATAAACTAAAACTCTATCAGCACCCAATTCTTTATAGATGTCATAACCATGACCTCTAGAAGGAGGAATGATTGGAATTAATTTTGCAGGTCTGTTTGTAGTATCTTCTGCAAAACTTTCAGGTCTAATACCAGCAAAATCAATTAGTCCATAAGTATATCCGCTACCACCTGAAATAACAGTAACATCACTAATTACTCCATTTTCAGCGAAATCAATAGATACCTTAGCACCACTTCCATCACCAATTATTGGAACATTTGTTCGTGTACCAGAAAGTCCATCATTATAACCATAACCACCATCTTCAATATATACTTGTTTAATCTGGTTAAAGTTTATAGTAGAATCACCAGCCTCTCTTACATTTTGAATCTGAGTATCTGTAGATGTTTCCCAATCATTAGGTACAACAATATACTCAGTTGAATCAAATTTAATAACATCACTAGGTGATATTGAAAAAAGATATTTCCAAATATATCCATCTCCACTATTTCCTGCAGCACTCGGTTCTAAATCCGTAAAAGTTGGTTCATCTTTAGAGGTACCACCTTTAGCAGTAGTAGAATTTGCAGTACCATATCCACCATTATCTAAACAAATATAAACATTAAAATCACTATTAATAACAAAATATTGTGCATCATATAATCTAGTGGTTGATGAATTAGGTGTTAAATTAGTAGGACTATAATCATGCCTATACATATCATAACGATTATTAGCAACCCATTGAACTTTAGGAACAACTCTTCTAATATTTTTACTGTTAATTTTTTTACCAAATAATGAAGTATCTCTATAATGAGATTCATATTGATAATTATCAGTTGGATTTGATGGCCAAGATGAATATCTACCAAATCCACTTGCAGAACTAGGATTGGAAAGTCCTAAGAATACATAGTAGGAATTATTAGTATCGAGTACAGAATCTACAAAATTACCCGCATTTGATATTCTAAATTGATCTGTTACTACAGCAGACATATTAATAGTTTTTTAGATATTTATAACATTAATTAAGATGGTTCAATACCCCCAGTATCTCGCAAGCCTTGAAGCCTTCTTTGTATCGTTGGGAAAGTAGTTAATCCAGCATCAATTGTAAGTCCCGTAACCCCTATTGAGATAGGATTTACTCCTCTTGTAATATTTCCAGTATCATTGTTATATAATCTACCCCATGATACTTCACCTGCATATACTGTTCCACTAGTACTACCAAGTCCAACAACAGAAGTATTAGAAGATATATTACATGTAATAATACCAGTAGTGGAATTCCATGCACTAACATTATATACATTATCTAAAAATGTTGTTCCAATACCAACAATATTATCATCAGAAATATAAATTGAAGTTACACCACTTCCAATTGAAGTTCCATGTATGTAAATAGGATAATTTACTACTAGATTATTATATGTTCCACCATCCTTTAAATTAAATTCCAGTGCTAATGATGCTCCATCTATACCAGAAGCAGTACTAATACCAGTAATAATACCAGTAAATCCCTGAATAGCATTAATCTTAGAAACTTCCTCTAATTTATTAGACATGGGTAATGATGCAAGAACATTAGGTACTTTACTTTGATTATACCCAAATCCTTCATTGGTAATAGTAATTGGTGTAGTAATAGAACCATTGGTTATAGTTGCTGTTGCCGTTGCTGTTGTTCCAATACCCACACCTATACCAGTTGTTGGTATTCCAATAGATACTGAAGTTGTTGCTCCAATATATCCACTACCACCACTAACAATACTCAATGCCGAAATTGTACCCGCAGCAGAAACAATAGCAGTTAATCCAGCAGCTACAGGGGAAATACTATCAATGATAAACCCACCAATAGGTTTAATGGATATTTCTTCTTCATCATCAAATATTCCTTTATTATCAATGAAAATATTTGTTAATGAATCTGTGGAAGAAATATCTCCAATTATTTTTGCTGTTGGGAATATTAATGGTTCTAAACTAGGTCTAGATTTAGAAACAGATTCACCATCAATAATTCTATCAGATTTCTGTTTTGTCCATTTTAAAGTTTTATCCAAATCATTAACACCATCACCAGAATATAAATCAGTTTCTACATACCCAGAACCTATAGTCGCAATCCCAAGCATTACTCTGGATTTTTGATTAACATCATTGTCATGTATTCTAAGCAATTCTAATTTATCACCAGATTTTAATGATGGTCTAATACCTTCTTTTAATTGAGTATCACTTTCAGATGTTCCTCTATAAAAGAATATTGAAATATTATCTTCAGGTTTAGGTGCATTAGTAAAGACAAAAGATGTTCCACCATTAAATTTATAAGAAACATCTGGTTCTTGAATTATACCATTTATAATAATTAATAGTGCATTTGAAAGATTTATATTAAAATCACTATTTAAAGCTTTATCAAAATTCAAAAATTCATCATCATATTTAAGATTAAACCTTGTTCTCTTACCATCTTGTTGATCTTTAATAGAATCAATATAATCAAATTGTCCAAATTGCCAAGCTGCAAATGAATCAGTAAAGGTATCCACTACCGTTAATTCAAATTGTGATATTGGAGATTCTAAACTAGCATCAGTAACTAAACCAACAGGAGTAAATACATCTCCTTTTTTAAACGAATAACCATTTCTTGTTATATTCCAATCAGTAACAGAGAATTGAGTGGCACCTGTACCTGTCGTAGAACTTGCTCCAATAGTAACATCAAGTAATAAACCTATTCCAGTATCTGTAGTTGTACCACTACCCAATCTTGATACTCCTTTAACTTCTAAATTTGTATAATTTGGTTCAGGAACAGTAATTTCAGGATTCTTATAATTAGTACCTGCAGCACCAATATTGAATGCTAAAGTTCCACCAGCACCAACTGTAGCAGTAATATTACCATTACGTCCTATACTAGAACCAACATTTACAGTAAATGTATCATCCGTCTTTGAATTAATTGATGTTAGTATACCTGATACAGGATCTGTAGATCTTGGATAAACATGAATAGATTTATAATCATCTTTAGAACATGAGAATATTAATGAATCTGTGTTTATACCAACATTATCGGACGTAGTAAGTCCATGAGAAGGAATAGTTAATATTAAATCACCACTAGATGGCTCATAACTTGCATTGGTAACCGTTTTTGGAGTACCTGCCCATGAGTTTACAAATATACTAGTACCAGAAGTTCCGACAAATTTATGTGTAAATGGCACATCAGTTATTCCAATTGATACTGAACCTCTATAACCAGATCCATAATTAGCATCATACCAAGGCATAACAGTACCACCTCGCATATAATTATGAGGAATTGTAGATATACCTACATTAGTTTTAAATCTGTATGTTGGAGATTTTCCAACAAATACAGTAAATGTATTTCCAGAAACATCATATATGTATATTGTGGTTCCATATACTGGATCAGTTGTTCTTGGATAAGGATGTTCAGTTGTATGACTATCTGCATCACAAGTAAACACTAACGAACCATTACGGAATTTTATTGCTTGATTATGAGAAAGACTAGCTCCGTCATGTGTGACAATTAGAGTACCTTTTGTAGGAGAATATACTGCAGAAGTTACTTTTCTATCTCCAAATGGACTGCCCATTAACTGTATAGCACCAGTACTACCTTCATATACATCTCTTACAAATTTATGTTCAAAGTCTCCAGGAATAGTATCGAGAACACTATATGACACACTACTAACTCCAGTAACAGTATCAATATCTTCTGGGAAGAATGTTGTAGTTACTCCAACATATTGTCCAGAACAATCAAACTCAAGATTATGTAATTTAAATTGATTAACAATTCCCAATTCAAAATCATGTGGATCTTTAGTAGTAATAATAATATCACCAGTTACATTGTCATAATTTGCAGTAGTAATAGAATTACTAGGGCCTGTTGCTCCAGTACTAACAATTGACGTAATCTCACCATTAGCATTTGTTTTAGCAAAAGTTCTTGCTCCAACAAGAGGTGCATATCCCAATCCTGGAGTGGATCCAAGAGAAACAATCAATCCACCTCTTGGTACTTCATTTTGATTTACATCACTATGACTAATAAATATATCTCCCGTATCAGTCGTAATGCCCGTAAATGAAATACTACTAATACCTGACACAGTATCCTCTATTATCTGATAATTATTTCCAGGATTATTTTCTGCAGTAGGTCTTTGATAAAGATTGTTTATTAATAAAAGTCCATTTCCACCAGAATTTCCCAATCCTGTAGTATTTGCACCACCGACTGTTAAATTAAATGTTTGACCTATACCAGTAAATTGCTCAGAAATATCATCATATACTTGATTGGTAGAATAATCATTTCTAAGATAAACTCTTCCATTAAAATCAGATTTAGGTTCAAGCAAATTACTACTATTTCTCAATCCTCCACTTCTTCCTCTTGGTGGATGTACAAAATGTATTTTTTCATCCACAATATTATAAGAACCTCTATAAAGTTGAACTGTGCTGCCATCAGTATGATTAGTTGCAGAAGTTCCAACAAAGCCACGTTCTGTCACAACTAATGCAGTTGTTCCTATACCAGTAGTAATTGGACCTATAGTAGTAGTACCAAAACCAACATTAACTACCTTAAGATATTCATCATTAATTTTTAGAATATCATTAAAAGTAATAGAAGATATACCACTTAATCCGAAAATTGTTGATGCTGTTCCAATTTGTCCACCAACATTATCCTTTAATGTATATGAAAGTAATGTATTTGCTACTGGAGATTGTAAAATATTATCAATAGACACCATAGCCTTAGTATTGCTCTTTGCCATTGCAAATTTATGATAATTTCCCCCTCCTACATCAACAAAAGTAACTGCTGTACCTACAGAAGCAGGAGATGTTGTTGAAATATAAAAAGAGTTTTCATTATTTCTAACAGCAAAAACAGTTGTTGGTAACTCCCCTATACCACCACTACCTTTATATTCCATAGCAGTAGCACCCACACCAACAAATGTAGATGCTGGTGTATAAACTAACTCCTCATTAGTTCTAAAGAAATGATTATCAATAGTGAACAATCCAGTAGAAAGATTAACTTCTGTTGAATCACTAGGATCAAAAGATTTTGCAAAAATAGGTATATTATTATTTGTTAAAGTAAACTCAGTTTTTTGAACACGACTACCATATGGTGCATTATATGCATACAAATCAACAGATTCTACAATATTACCATAACTTAAATCTGGAGTATTAAGTGTATTTGATACATCAATATCATTATAAATGCATAAATTTAATGCAGATACTTGAATATTAGAAGAATTAAATGATGAATCAGGATAAAATTTTAATAAGAAATTATTAGAAGAATCGAAATTAACTCCAAATGTACCTATTCCAAGAATATTATCATATTCCTCTATAGATGTATTAGCTATTGTTCCACTTGCAGAAAGAAATGGTAATTGATTCATACAAACACCATCTGAATTATGAACTACCATTACTTGATGAAGTGCTTTTGTAGAACCAACACTAACTTCAATTACAGATTTAACACTATTAAAAAGACTTTTACTTAATTCAAATACTGTTGATATACCAATTGATTTTGAATAATTAGATTGATAAATTGCTGTTCTTTCTTGTCCATCTGGTTGATTAGGCAACTTAAATCTATGAGTTCCTGTTCCAACAGAAGTTGTACCAAATCCAACTATATTAGATTTAATATCTATTATATCCTCTGTATTATTTTCATAATTCAATGTAAATTCAGTTCCACTAATAGAACCTTTAAAAGATCCTATTCCGATAGATGAATATCCTTCTTGCTGTAAATCATCAATGAAATATTCTGAAATATAGGTATTAGAACCATCATGTGTAACATAGACTTCTACATAATTAACTTCCTTTGTTGTTCTATTAATTAAATAATTTTTTGCATATAATGATGTAACTTTTTCCGAATGGCTAGTAACAATACCTGTAGTTGTTGGTATACCATCATCAATACCTCCGATAGCAACAGTACCAGATAAATTAATAAATCCTATAGGATATGTTCCAGTCGCAGGTGTAAATATAAATCTACTATCAATTATTTTGATATCATAATCAGTTGATTCTGGACTTTCTAAAGGTGTAAATCTAAAATAATGATCACCTAAATCATCTTCAATTAAATCAAAAGAACCCAATGAGCTAGAATCGCCATAAGATGTTGTAATACCAGAATATAATTGTCCTTTTTCTAATAAAAATCTATTATTATTCTTCTGTAATAATACTAAATCAGATAATTGTACTTTAGAATTTACTAAATCAGAAACCCTAATAACTAAATTTTGATAATCTAATACAGGATTTTCAAAAATATTTAAATATTCATGAGGTTCTGAGTCTAAATTAGAAAATTGTGAATTTATATTATCTATTTTAAGAACTTCATTACTCGTTGATTCAATGTAGTTACTTAACTTTTTGTTCTGTAATGATATAAATTTAGAGTTATTATTACTGTTTATACTATTTGCAATATCAAAATTGTAAATAGTATCAACTCTATTATCTCCTATATAATCTCTAATAGAAATTGTAGCATCTGCACTACCAATTCCAACATTTGAAGTTGATTTAATTCTAGTATCAGCAAAATTCTTAAGTCCACTAGTATGTAATAAATTATTAACAGTAGATCTTAATTCATCATAAGTACGAGAACTTTTTACAGAGTATGAAAGATTTTGATAATAATCATTATCAGGTGTTACTTGAGTATCTTCACTAAGTTTTCCAACATTATCATACCATCCTATATTTTTCTTATTTGAATAATCTACTATAAATTTTCCATTATTACTAGTAATACTATCAATAGTTGCTATTACTCCAGATTCTTTTCCTATAATAATATCACCAATTAATAAATTATAATTACCAAATATTTTAATAAAATCACTTTCACTTTTAGTAATATATAAATCTCTTAATTCACCATCTATTAATAATTGTTCACCTATAATAAATCTTGTAGATTTTAATGTAGACTCAAAGATAGGATAATTCTCTTTATTTACAACACTAGCTAAAGAATTAATTGTATCAGCTATTCCTGTATTTGTTGTTAAATTGGTAATATCAAATACAACTTTAAAATCAAGTCCAGTATCATCACAACTAAGAACTTTAAAGAATTCAAATCCATAATCTTTAGAGTTAAATCCAGATCCAGTTATACTATTTTTAGTAATACCTTCTACAAATGCTTCATCACCTGGTGAAAATGGTGGATTTGTAAATCCTGCAGGTGGAGTAGTTATTGCACATGTAAAAATACCTGATGAATTAGATAATACAGTTTTAATACCAACACCATTACTATTATTTGTAGTAAATAAATTTACTGGATTATCAGAAAGGCCGTAAGGATTTGATAAAATATCAACTCTATTAATTGAATTACCTATTAAATCAAGAGAAAAAATACCTTTATCAAGTACTTTTTTTGTTACAGAATCTACAATATTAATTGTTGGTTCATTTAAATATCCTCTACCACCACTAGTAACAAAAATATTTCCAATAGTATTTGATTCTTTTATAGTAATGAATGGAGATATAGATGCATTTGGCTTTAAAGTATTATCAGATGAATATTCAAAACCTTCATTTACAATTCTTACTTGATTTACATTTCCAATATCTTTTGATTTAGAAATTATAAGAGCACCTGTTCCTTCTGTTGATGATGTACCAACAAAATTAGGTAATTTTTTATAACCAAATCCACCATAATCAATAGATACTTTATCAATACCACCTTTTTCTGTTAAAGAATTTGTTGAATATAATAAAGAATCACAATCACTTTGATTATATGATAATCTCTCTGGTAATGATTTTAATGCAATATCAAATGTAGTTGTACCAGTACCAATAATATTATAAGTATCATTATAACCACTATCTACAAATTTAATTTCAGAATAATTTTTAACATTTATATCAGATGTACTAATAAATCCAGATTTTTCAAATGTATAATATAATTGATTTGGTAATGATGGATTATAATCAATTGTAAATGTTGCAGTATCTCCAATACCTGGTGTTCCTTCACTTATTAAATCAAAAATAGTAGATGCTGTAGATACAAATTCATTTTTAAAATCTACATCATAATAAAGTTTTAATTTATAATCTTGTAGTGAGGAATGAGTTAGATCAAAAACTAAACTATTATTACGAACAACATTAATTTGTGGATTAATTAAAGAAATAGATTGTGATATACCACCCGTACTTGCAATACCTACAGTTACTGGTGGATTAGATATAGCATCATTTAATGTTTCTGATAATTTAAACTTATTATTATCAACTTTATATACAAAATAATCTCTAATTGATAATCCTTCAGGAATTATATTAGGTTCAGTAGTTGTATAAGATATTTTATCACCTGTTTTTAATCCATGAGATATAATTTCAAGTTGACTAGTTGAAGTATTAATTCCTGTTGAATTAAATTCTATTGAATCTAATAATGAAAAACCAGTTATTTCATCTCTTCTAATATTAACTATAGAAGTTGTATCAATTCCAACTGATAAATTTGGTTTAATATTTAAACTAATTTCATCATCTACTTGCAAACTATGAGAAGTTGAAACTGAAACTGTTGCAACATTTTTTTGTATATTTCCAAATAATTGATTATACTTACTTTCAAAAGAATACGTATTATCTTCATTTGCACCACCACTTACAAAAAATACATCAGAATAAGATGATCCATTTAAATCTGTACCAATACCAGTTCTTATTCCAATAGTATTATTACTAGTATTTGAAATATAAACAGTTGATGGCAAACTAAATGTAGGATCTGTTCCATCAGTAGATATTGCTATATTAGATGTACCAGCAGTAAATACTACTTCTTGGCCTTCAGTAAATGGATGTTTTTCAATATAAATTCTTTGTGTAGGTATATTTCTTACAATACTATCTGATATTCCAAAACCAAAAGTTACAGAGGATGAAATACCAGAAATAGTTCCAAATCCTATTGATTCTTTTGGGTTAAAATAAACTTTATTATTTAATTTAGAATCAAAAGAATTTATACTTTTATTAATTATAAATGAATCTGGTAAATAAGATATTTTAAAAGGTATTGTATGTGCTATTCCAGTAAGTCCTCTTTCAACTCTTAAAATCTTAAGATTTCTATAAATATCCAATACTTTTAATGTTTCTGTACCAATTCCAATACTACTACCTATAGATACTGATTCTGGAATTGAAGAAACATATATTTCAGTGGTTATTCCAGAAGATGCTAATATTGTACCAATTCCTGATGCTGAAAAAGTAGTAACACCAATAGGATAATTTCCATTTAATTCTGACAATGTTGATGCAAATCCAGAAATTGTAATATTATCCTTATCTTTCAAAGAATGATAAGGTAAAATAGAACCTTTTATTCTATTTCCATCATCCCAAGTAAATATCACATCATTAATAACAGTGGAATCTATATTAATGTCTACAATATCTTTACCTTTTAAAGAAGAAACTCTAGCTGTTAATCCATTACCTTCAGTACCATCATCATCAAATTCTAAAAGATTATCAATTTGATAGTTATCACCAGATGAAACTATACTTAATTCATCAACACTACCAATTGTAACCGAATCTACTATAGATTTTTGTTTAGCAATTTCATCAGTTTCTATAATAAAATCATTATCAATATATTTTTCAGATACTTTATATGGAAATGTATTTCTTAAAAGTTTTGATTTAGTAAAATCAAATGATTGATCAATATCTTGCTGTATAGGAGTTGATCTATAAGAATCTCCAATAAAATATGGAAATGTTGGATTATTTTCATTATCTATAGTTGCAAAATATGCATAAACACCCGCAGGAAACTCTGGTGTTTTAGTAAATCTACCATTATTTCTATCTAAATCACCATTATCTGTAAATTTATAGTCATCTATAAAATAACCTAAAGGAAAGACGTTTGTATTAGGCCTATCAACAATATTAGAAGAATCTAATTCATATCCAGTTATTAAACGCTGATTATTTAATTGCTCTTTAGGATCCTTATATCCAAATGATCCGTATATAGGATTTCCGTCATATGCCCATCCAATAATTGGTGAATGAATATTTGTAATTTCAGTGGCAGTATCACCAAAATAGTCTCTTAAAGTTTGATTATAACCACAAATACTATATTGTAAATTATTATTAGACTCTAATAATAATTGACCAACATCAGTATATTTAATAGTACCTTCTGTAGCACCAAAACTCTTTTTAGCATATCTAAAATTATTATTAACATCTAATTTTCTTACTTTACTATCAATAATTGCATTTTTTCCAGCTGCAACAACATTTATTGATGTATCAATACTTGAATAACCAATTCCAGCATTAATAACTTTAACATCTGTTATTCTTCCATTAACAATAATTGGTAATAATTCTGCACCTGTTCCATAACCAGAAGAATCAATTACATTTAAATCAGGGATAGATACATATTCATTACCACTAAAAGATACAGATACAGAATCAATTTTTCCATTTATTATATTAGGTTTTAAAGATGCATTTTTACCACTCTTAATAGAAATAATAGGATTATTTTCAAAATTTATTATTGATGAACCATATCCAGTACCAGTTTCATACAAATATGCATCAATAATACTACCCCTAACAATTGGAGTTACTAGAATTTCTTCAATATTTCGAGTATCGGTTCCAATACCAATAGGAGCATAAGTTAAAGAAATTGAAATATCAGGATATGAAAAATTATGATATCCACCACCAACTGATTCAAACCTTACATAATTTCCTCTTGTATAATTAGATGTTATGGATCCACCAATACCAGCATCAGAAAGTCTAAATGAGTTATCATCAAGTTTAATAATTTGATATTGATTTGTAGTAGTTGATATTCCAGTAGATGTTGTCAATCCACTTATTTTAGTTCCAGTCGTAGAATATACAATTTTATCTCCATCATCAAATCCATGATTATCAAATATAATTTTATCATAATGAGTCGAAATTCCAACAGGTTTAACAATTAATTTTCTATTAGTAAATGTACCACCATCAATTAGATTTAATCCTGCAACATATTTCTGGTTTGAAAGTGTTGAAAATTTATGATCTCTTCCTAATGCATTAATAGTATTTAAATCTATAGGATTAGTTTGAGTTACTGCGTCGTTAAAAGAGGAATGTAATTTAATTGTTTTTTCATTAATAATATCAACAAAATAACTTGCACCATTAGATAATGTAGATGTTCCAATACCTACACCAACACCTGGACTACCATTAGAATTATAAATTACTTCTTGACCCTTATAAAATGCATGATCTGTATCAAATTTAATTGTATCAAACTCTTGACTAACTCCACCAAAATCAGACGTTGATAACCCACTAAACGAAACATCTCTATATCTAACATTAACTATAGGTTCAATTATAGCATTTCCATTACCACCTTTAACATTAACAGAAATAACATCTTTGATATCAAAATTTTGAGTATCAACAAATACTTTCTTAATACTACCTTGAATTACTGGTTGAATTAATGCAGTAACACCAAATCCTGTAGCTACGTCAATTTCTGGTAAATTAATAACATCATAATTAGTACCAGAATTCAACACACTAACAGATTCTAAATTTCCATAATATACTTTATCCTTTGATTTATAATTGGTAATTTCTACACCATTAACAAGCATTCCTGTTGTACCAGGAGTGGTGATAGATTCTTTTGATTTAATACTATCAACATTTAATGGGAATTTCTTTAATAATTTTTGAGCTCCTATTTTCCCAGATTTTTGAGAATTTAATGTAAATGTATGATTTCCAGGAGAATCTTGTATTCTTAAATAATCTGATGAACCAATAAATGTAGGTGAACTATATAATTTTATCTTTTGATTGTCAGTAGAATCAACTTCCACAAAATAAGTTCCTTCAGTCAAACCACCATAAGGATCTCCTGAAGGTTTATAATAAACTTCATCACCATCTATAAAAGGAACAATATCAGAAAATCTAATTGATGCATATTGATTTGTAAGACTATCTGAAATTTCATCCCATAAACCATAAGCACTTGTATGATCATCAGGAATAGTTGCGGATTTAATCTCAATATCAATACCACTTAAATATTTTATAAATTTATTTTGAATATCTTTAAGTTTGTCAAAATTCTTATCCAATCTATGAGATGGTAATGAATTTGATGCAATATAAACTAGTTCATTTTCTTCTTCAACATACAAATTCTGTACATCTGAAGTGATATTATCATATTCTAAAGGAGTTTTAGTACTTATGGGAGTATTAATTTTTCTCCTTAAATCATATTCTCTATCAGATTTAATAAGATTATCAGGTATATCAGCACTAAGTTTAATTTCATTATTATCAAAAGTTTGTTTAATATAACAAAGTTCATTTTTACCAAATATAATATCATTAGAACCTCTTCCAAGTATTTCTACAGCATCACCTTCTTTTAAACTTGATCTATCATAAGTTGCAGCATTTAAAGTTAATATATTATCATCTATTGGATTTTGAATTTGGTATCTTGTACTTGTATTGTATATTAGACTATTAGCCAAAATCTCCTTATATGTTTTATTTTCAGATGGATTTTTTATTAATTCTCCAAGATTTCTTACACCTATAATTTCTCCTTCATCAACAGTGACATCTTCCGAAACTTGTTCAAATTCTGATAAAACTCCAGTCAATCTAAATTCTACTTTCCTAGTAGTATCTCCACTCTCATATCCAAAATAAGTATCCTCATTACTTCTTATATTATCTGTTGAAGAAATTGGTTTATTAATTCCACTACATCCAAAGAATTGATTAATACTTTTATCTGTATAGGAGATATTATTATCACCAGATACTACACTACCACTTGCTCTAAATCCGATAGTAGAATCTACTGCAATTACAGAAGAACCCACACCAACATCACCAATAACTTTAGTTGCTGGTGTAATATTAAAATTACCTTGAACAGTAGATGCACTATCATCATAACCAATGAATAAAGAAATTTTATAATATTGTTGTGATGCTGTTACTGCTACACCAATTCTTGTAAATGGTTCTACTTCAGATATAGCTGCATTAGTGTTTAAATCGGATGTTTTATATAATGTTTGTCCAATTAAATTTTTAGGATTTGGTGGTTCTCCATCAGGAGAATTTTCATTAACAATTTCTCCTATAACAACTTCACGTCTAACATATTGTGCTGCTGATGATTTTATTAGATAATCTTCTAAATTTATAATAGAAGGTGTTTCATTATAAAGTATACCGAATAATATTCTAAATGATTCATTAGTACCTTTTGATTGATATAAAGCTCTTGATTCTTTTAAAAAATTACCAACATTTAATGTAGGAGTAAAATCAACATCTTCTAAACCAGGTACTAAACTAAATTTTAATTTCTGATAAAATTCTTTAAGAAATAAAGAACTTAAATTTTGTACAGAACTACCAGAAGAATGAGATGCTGCTATTGAATCAGAAAATATTAATTCTTCTCTATTTAAATCTTGATGATAACCAGTTATTCCACTAAATCCACGTTTGCAACCTATAAATGAATTGGTAGTAATACCAGTATATGTGATTATTTCATCATCAATTTTTAATAATCCATATTCATCAGGAAATCCTTTTGTACTAGATACCTGAATCGTTTTATCATCTGCAGTAATATCTACACTAAGATTTGAATTATCAACTATAACTTCAGGAATTAAACTATCTAAACTCAAATATTGATCTAAATTATTTACTATATCAACTGGACCACCTTGATATTCCTGAGAAATATAATATTGCTTTAAAAAATCTAATGCTTTAGGACTTTCAGTTTTAATAAATTCTGGAAGTTGGTTATCAATAATTTGTTGAATCTTCACTCTAGATTCAAAAACGTTTTGTATCATATTACTGTCGTATTAATTGTCCGTTGAGATAACTTGATGTATAAAAATCTTTTATAAAGGCGGTTCCTGTTATTTCGTCACCTGAACTAATAACATCTCTTACAATATTTATTGTACTTTCTGGGATGTTAAAACTCAAATATAAATCTTTCAATCCAATTACATCATTAGATTCTGGTACTGCTTGTATTTCAACAACATTACTTCCATCCACTGTTGATGTGATATTTAAAGTTTGTAAAATAATTTCACCTTTAATATAATCTACAGTTCCCGCAGATTTTGCTACAACAACTATATCTCCTACAGTTGATAATTGTACTAAAGAAAGTCCACCAGTTTTTAAATCAGGATTCGGAACATCAGTTAAATAAACGGGTTTAGATTGACCAGAAATATAAAATCCTTTAGATTTTATATTAAAACCAGCAGCATTTACATGAAATTGATTACCATAACACAGTTCATACTGAGCAAATTGATTAAAAGCAACTTTAAGATCCCTTCTAATTCTTACTTTAGTTATATTGGATGTTATTGCCGTATGAGTATTATCTATTACTTGCTGTACCTTACTATATTTGAATCTTCCACCAAATTTATTAACATCTAATGAATTTGCATATGAATTAAGACTATCAATTACTTTTGCTTTTAAAGATTCTGCCGTAGATACCTTTGTATCATCAAAATATACAGCAGAATCAAGTTCAATGTATAATATCTTCAAATCTGTCAATTTTTGCGTAATTCCTGATATAGAATACTGCTTTAATTGTGATAAAATCCTATTTTTATTAAAATCAGATACAAAACTACCATTTTTTGGTTTTATGCTGATGGATACAGTACCAAATTCTGGTGGATCCAACTCTTCTCCACCAATAACTGCAACAGATTCGGTATCTGGGTATATTCTTTTAATAATTGTTTCATAATCCCTAGAAGTAACTGCTCTAAATTGTGAAGAATAGATTTTTGGAGCAAAATATTTAATAGAATTTATAGATTCTGACTCAGCACCATTTTGAGAAACTTGATTTGTTGTTACATTTGGTACTGTAAATGAAAATGGTACTGTATTGGTGACTGATTCTGGATTATTTTGTAATATTTTACCCACGAATTCAAAACTATTCTTATTGCCAACACCATTTCCATCTTGACCATCAGTAATGATATATTTTACATTTATTTTTGCACCATTTGGCAATTTTTTTCCAATTATACCATCACCAAAGATTAATTCATACTTTTCATCCTGTACTTCTTGAATTAAATAGACTTGTGATGTTGAATTTACATCAATAATATTGTTAACTAATGAATATTCAACACCAAGTCCTTCCTCTCCTTCATTTATATACACTTTAATGGTAGAAGTATCAATTCCATCATTATCTAATATGAATTTTTGATTTATTGAAGCATCAATAGTGAATGTTTTTTCTAATAATGTACCTTGTTTAAGAAGAATATTATTAAATGATGCACTATATCCCGTGTCTGATGTTCCTTTTATTGGTGCAACCCAGTTTTCGGATGTTGAGAATACAAATGAAGTATTATTTGCATTACCCACACATATCAAACCAGATGGTAAAATTGCATTTGGTGTTGCATTAATATTAGAAACTTCTAAACCAGTAATAACAAAGGATACCTGTGCCGTGGCCGCCGTCCTGGAGCGTGGTACATAACCAATGTTTCTTGCTAAGGAAACCACATTTTGACGCATTGTCGCTGATTCCAGAAAGGACTCATTGACAATCATGTTGGAATTGAATGCTGTAATATAGGTATTATATGCCAGTGTGTCTATTAGGACTGAAAAATTAGAGCCTTCAAAATCAAAGTCAGTAAAATCGCTATTCGCACGTAAATAATCTTTAATTGAAGTCTTTATTTGATCAAAATCAAGATTTGTAAATTTAGTAAACGGCATGTTATCTAGTTGCCTCTAGGAGGAAGGTATATTCTTGTGTTGGAAACTCTTGTCCAATAATATCGTATATAATTGTTATTTCAAATGCATTAGTATCTGGTTGTGCATCCACACTAACATCTACATTAGCAATTCTTGGTTCAAAGTTGTCTAGTGCAACTCTAATTTGATCTTGAATATTAGATGCAGTACCAAAATCTACAAAATCAAAGAGACTATTATAAACATCAGAACCAAATAAAGGATCAAAATGTCTTTCAGTTGGAATTGTTTGAACTATATTGCGTACAGATTTACGAATGGCACTCTCATTTTTTAATATCTTCAAGTCTTGTGACACAGGATGTGGCTCAAATGATAAACTAATATCCTTAAATGATCGTGATATCCTAGTAATCGCCATTAATAAACAGAGTTTTTCTTTATTTATACCACTACTTAACATAAAAAAGGCACCCTTGCGGATGCCCTTCATATTATCTGCCTTGTCCTCTGTATCTTTTACGAGCCGAGTTACGAGAGGTTGCCGTATATTTTGAATGTTTGCCCCTCCCTTGACGAGTCTTCTTCGGTGGAGATTGTATAAAATTCCCACCACTGATTCCACCACTAAACGTTTTAGCCATTTTCCTCCAAATAAGTTTCAGTTTTAATTGTATCGGGATGTGGAGAACCTGTCTGATAATATTGTATCGATAAGTCCTCCATTGTGTTAAAGTATTCAGATTCTCCTAAGTCACCGAATACTACCTTATTGTCTATAAGAATATTATATAACTCTCGTTTTCTCATGCCCGACTCTAATACGAGGATCACACCAGATTTCGAAACCCGCTTCCTTGGCATCAAGACAGAATGAGACATCTTCTCCACACATGTCCTGTACCTCACCAGACTCAAAGACTTGCATCTTGGGTGCGAACCAAGGATAAGGTAGTCCTTCGTGCTCGAAGACTCCATTCTTAATCAATAACCATCCGAAACCTGTATAATCCACTGTGAAAGGTTTGCGTCTCTTGGATATACTTTCGACAGTCTCGTGATTCATCACACCACCATTGCTTCGAAAATCTTCCTCTTCTAACCAATGGGCAACAGAAGTTGTCCTACCATCTTCGGTGGCATACCATCCTCCTGCAATGTCTTGATCTACTAATATTAATTGCCAGAATTTTTCACTGTTAAACACAATGTCACTATCAATCCATAATTGCCAATCATATTTTAGCTTACCGTCCCAAGGAATCTGATTCGGTCCTCGCAGTACATTCGCACCAAGGCACTTGCATCTTGCAAAGTTTACCATTGATGAATAATCCTGCGAAATTTGAATGCTTGCTCCTGATTGTACTAAGTCAAAACAAAGTTGTACAAAACTTTTAAGAAACTGATAGGATACACCTCTTCCAGGTAGACAGAAGACAATGGTTTTTCCCCTCACCATTTCCTTTGCCTTTTCATAATCCCATTCAGATTCTTGCTTTTTCTTCATCGGTGCTTTCGCTTTCACCGTAAATCCTTTAGCCATAATCGAATTCGCTATGTTAAAATTACTTAAGTATCAATATTATACTTCATTATATATTAGGTGTCAATAAGAGTGCTCCATATAACTTTCAGTATTATCCGTATCCTCTAATTCTTCGTAAGTTAGATTATCTATGTAACTGTGATATAATCTTCCCCATATTATATTAAACTCCTCATCATTCAGACACTTGAATAAGCATTTATCATTCAAGTATATGTGATAGGTTTTATTCATCGGCACTTGTGAGAAATAGCTCACCATTATCTACATTCCATTTTAACACAAGGTCTTCGTACCAGTCAAACTCATTAATGATTTCTTCAGGAATAGTCATGTGATATCTATCAGTTACTGGATCAATCTCTATAGTCGAAAAAATTTCATCAAAATTTTTTTTCATATTCTCAAAATCCTGTATATGTTTTTATATAGGGAAAAAAATTTTTATATGAGAGGGAATTATAGCTGCCTTCCGTAACACTTTGTAGGTTAGGGTAGTTACGGGTTTTTAATAACGGGGGGGCATCACG